TCCGCCTGCTGCCATCGTGCTATCGGTTCAGTCGAGGGTAAAGTCGTCATTCAGGCTGCGCCGTCGACCGCTGCTCGCATTATGTGGGCAGGCATTCGAGTTATGCCCGGACTGGCCACAATAGCTGCAGCGCAGATTGGCGCGACGCGATGAACCGCCCCATGTTTTCGGGCAGTTAGCCTGCGTATGGAGACGTGAACCGCAATAGGTACATCTGGTGTAACTCATCATGACCTCCAATAAAACGCCGCGCTGGTGAAGCATTCAGCCATTATCACAGGCGCTCTGTGAGCGCCTGTTGTAATGCCTGCTGTCAGGACCCTGTCGCTGTAGCGGAGCTACCATCTGCCTGTAGCACGCTTTCTGGCAGCCGCTCAGCTAATGGCTGGTTCTCAAATACCTTCATCCCAAACTGGCCGATCCAGGTGCTCACTGAGTTGATATTCCCTGCGATGAAATCGGTCACCTCGGCGATCAGTCCTTTAACCACAACATCCGTACTCTGGCGCCAGTAATTCTCAATCGCGACCAGCAACGGATCGGAACCATTACTGATAGATTGCTCGCCCACGGTATACGTTTTTTTCTTCGCGCTATCGGTGATGCATAGCAGTTGACTGGTCTGGACGGCGCCAACCTCTGCCGCAATTACCTGCATCGTCAACGTAGCCACTTTGTTCCCGTCTGCATCAGCGCTGGATGCATAGAACATGGAGAGCGTCAGATCCGTGCGTTGATACATCATTGCTTACCTCCACGGCGATGGCGGGAACGGCGACCGCCAGGCAGCGGGGATTGTTGCTCCTGTACCAGCTCACCCTCTAAAGGTTCCTGAGCCGACGCAGCAGCCGGGGCCGGAGTCGAGGCCGGGGCAATATCATGCGCAATCGTCAGTTTCAGCAGTGGGCGACCGCCCTGGACATGCTCAAAATGGATGCCATGTACGGCTTCATTCATCCGTGAATGACCATCCGTCTCCAGAACGGTCAAAGCGCCATCAACGTATTCAATTTTAAAATTATTCATCGGGTTCTCTCTGTTGCTGTTTTCGCTCTATGGCAGGGCCAGCACAACGACTCCAGATTGGAATCGTCGTCTGTACCGCCACGCGCTTTGGGTATGATGTGGTCGACGCTGGTCGCTTTGGTGGCGATGCCATGACGCCGGCAGTTTTGGCATAGATATTTATCGCGCTGGAGGATTCTGGCGCGGCGGATTTCCCAGGGGCGACCGTAGCCCCTTTCATGCCGGCTTTTCCCGCCCTGGTAGTTGCGCCAGCCGTCGCCAGCATGTTGCTGCCGGTGAGCATCGCAATAGCCGCTGGGATCGTTGGTTATCGCCGCACACCCCCGGTGGCGGCATGGACGTTTAGACCGGGCTGGCATTAACGTTGACTCTTAATCGCAAACCATAATGAACCGCCTGGCATAAGTCCTTTTTCTAACGCGGAGGCTATGCGCTTATCGAATGCATGGCTGAACTCATCGAGCGCTTGAGTGGCTTTGCTGGCATCCACCTCAATATTTATCGTAAAGGTTGCCCCCCGCTTTTCCTTTCCATCTGTGCTCGGTTTAAGGGCCGACGCAGGGATTATTGTTTCAGAATTTTTTTCGCCAATAACCTGAGCGGCGCCATCGCGGGAAATTACGAAACCACCGGTGGAGTGGTTCAATTCTGCAAAAGAAGCTTTGACCGCAGAGGCCAGCATCACAGCGTGGTCTCTGGCTTTATCCAGAGGGGTGTTGGGCAGGTAATGCGCTAACACTGATGAAAGCGTTTCCTGCTCGATGGTATTGCCGCAAACATGGGCTTCGCTACTGATCTCCCCTTTAATCATGGCTTTGTTAATGCTTAATCCTTCCGGATGAACTGATGGCTGCCCGGAAGCTACTGCATTTGCAGGATGTTTGCCGAAGCGAGTGTTAACCAGATACCCAATAGCGAACGCATACCCCGCAGGAGTCAGCCAGGTGAAATAGTCTTCCCCTTTGTATGGCGTGGCTGTATGGCCGGTCTCGGCAAATCCCAGAGAACGCAGTGCGGAGGCGCCGGCTTTTGAAGGAATATCACCAGATACGAGTGCGCCTCGGAAAAAAAGAGCATACAGCACATCCTGAGCACTATCAGATAGCTCTAATACGGGTCCTGAGGCCAGGGTACCAATGCTGGAAATACTCTTCTGGGTCGTGTTTGCATTGTTCTCAGCAATGTCTCTGGTCAGCTGAGTGATTGCTGCGCCAGGATTATTGAGTTGTTGATATGCATTGGGCGGATTACTTGAGCGATCAGGCATGAGTTTCCCCATTATGTGATGATAAAAAGACAAAGGCCGCCCGAAGGCAGCCTTATGCTCTAAAGTGGCAGACCAGTTATCCCTTCATGGGGATAGAACACGATTTATCCCTAAATGGGGATACCGGTTTGGCCTGTGCGACCGTGGTCGCATAGCCTTCATTTTCCCGCTATGCGACCGGCGGATAGTGAACCGTGGTATAGACCGGAAGCGCCATTTTGTAGGCATAGTGATACTCCGCCGTAGCACCGGAGGAGGTCTGCCAGCTGGGGAGCATCAGGATCGCATCAGCGCAACGGAGCATGGCAAAACAAATATCCATGTATTCGCGTTGCTCCAGCCCATCAGGCAGGCTTGCCGGGTTTAAAACGGTGTGCCCGTGTCGGGTCAGTCGTTCGGCTTCTTTGTTAAATGCCTCACGGTTAAAGTTCTCGCGCCCGGTCATCGGGCCAGCAATATAAATTTTCATTGAGTACTCTATTTTGGTGCGGTGCAGCCCGCTTCCAGTGCGGCAATGTAGCCGGTCAGTTTTCCCATATCGTCATCAGCGATGACGAAATGCCCATCGACGTGAACCACATCAATCACCGGCTTTTCCGCTGCGCACGGAGCCGGATTCAGTGTTGGTGTCATTGGCGTTGATTTCACGCACCCGGCCAAAGCGACGCAGATAATCAGCTGGGTTATTACGCGCATACTCAATCCTCGCCTGGCGCTCCGCTTCATTGCGGGCTTTTACTGCCTGGGCGATCATCTCCAGGATAATCGCCAGCACTCTCAATCCGGCTTCCACGAAGCTCTCCATTGTTTTTGGCCGTTTCCACCATCACACGATAATCAACATCTGATGGGCCTTTGGCTTTCCCGGCATCCCGCGCAACTTTGCTGATCGCATCAGCGTTCCGGGCGTGGGCATAGTTCGCGGCAACGAGGTCGAGAATTTTCATGACCACCGTGGGAATCCTTTTGGTCACTGACGGGGGGAGTACGGCGCGCAGCTGCGCCACCGCATACAGCACGATAAATACGGCAGTTACGCCGCTGGCCCAGCCAGCAGGAAGGGCCCTCAGAATTGAATCCAGATCCAAACCAAGACTCTGGCTCTCATTTGCCATCGCTGGTTGCGTCGCCATCACGAGAAGGACGAAGGCACCATTCATCAGCAACCAGGCTTTAGCCATACGTTTTAAACTGTTCATAATCACTCCTCGCGCCTCACTGCGTGAATAGCGCATCAACGCCAGCGCGCTGGCATTTATCGATGTAATCCTTCGGCGTGCCTTTGCCTGCCGAGGTGTTGTAATATTTTTTCCAGTACGCTGCGCGGGCCTCGCGAGTCGCCGGAATCGACTCTGAAACCGCCAGATAGCGCAGGCGGCAAAACAGCATCGCCATCAGCGGCGAGGTCCTCAGTTCCGCATAAACTGTTCGGCTCAGGTCGATGCCAAACTGATTCAGCAGTACCGGGGCATAACGGCTGTTTTTGTACTTATCGCGGAGCCATTCGAAGGTACCGAGATCAACCTGGGTTAATCCGGTTCCGGCGCTGGTCGGCGTCGGGTCTTTGTAATCACCGAGCAATGTCTCGGCTGCGGCCGTTTCGACACACAGCAAAACAGCTGCATTCGCCTTGCCATGCCCGATCACATCGCAAACGGCTTCGGCATACAGGCGCGCGTCTTGCTTGCTCACCAGTCCATAATTCATCGTTCTTTTCTCCCGCCGAAAATTCGGCTGATAGTTCGTTTTGCAAAGCCGGTGATTTCGTTGACGGTGTGTGGCCATGCCACAGCCGATAAACCGGCGAGAGTGATTACTTTCAAAATTGAGATGTTGCCCATAGCGCCGTAAGCCCAGAGGATGATGGCCACGATTACGCCTCTCAGAACGTCTCCGATGAGGCGGCGCGGGTTGATAGGGGTTTCGGAAAGCAGGGCGCTTGATACCACCCCGGCGGCCAGCATGAGCAAGACCAGCCAGAGATCAGGATTTCCATATTCGATAGCTGTGTTCATGACTCCGCCACCCGCGTGGCGGGTAATAAAAAGCCCCGCACTTAGGCGAGGCTGTTGATTATTGTTTTTCTATCTCGGAGACCGTCTGTAAAAATCGCTCCTCTTCCAGCTCTACGCCGATGGCTCCGCGTCCTAACTGCAGCGCGGCTTTTATCGTTGCACCCGACCCCATAAAAAAGTCGGCGATCACATCGCCAGGGCGCGTACAAGCCGAAATGATGTCGAGCATCATCTGCAGCGGTTTTTCGCATGGGTGTTTACCCGGATAGTACGGAACCGGTGGATACGTCCACACGTTGGTGTGTGGAACATCTTTTGTCACATGGAAAGGGCGCCGCAAATTCTCATACTGCTGTCGCAGTTCGGAATACTGCATAACCAGTTCGGAATATAGCGCCGTTAAAGTGCCGTATTCCTCCTGCAGCGCCGCATGCGGCTCTGACAATCCCGTTATTCCATGCTCTGCGGCCTTACGGTTAAACAGCGCCTGCAGCGCCAGGTACTGCCGTTCATTGGGCAATTGCCATTGGCTGGCGCTAAACCAGTGGCTACACATTTTCGTGCCGGTTGCCGCGTTGATTTCGGCAGCGGAAATACCAAGTTGCTGGCGAGCATCCCGGAAATAAGCGATAAGCGGTTCGAAGACCTGGCCTTTCAACTCCTGGCACTTTGTCGCATACCCAGCCTGGCCTTTAGCAAAGCCTTCCGCGCCGTAATGCTCTGCGAAGAAAATATGCTCACTGGCCGGAAAATAAGATCGGAAACCTTCTTTACGCGCGCCATTCCAGCGCCCGCTGGGTTTGGCCCAAACGATATGGTTCAGCACGTTGAAACGGTCACGTAACAACAGCTCAGTGTCCGATGATAATTTCGGCCCGCAGAACACATATAACGACCCTGCTGGCTTAAGCACTCGCCAGAACTCGGCGAAAAACTCATCCAGCCAGGCCAAATAATCCGTTACGCTGGGCCATTGGTTATCCCAGGCATTTGCCTTTACGCGGTAATACGGTGGGTCGGTGATGATGGCGTCTAAGCTGTTGTCCGGCAGGGTTTTGATGTACTCAAGTGAATCTGCATGCACAAGTTCAGCACTGTTTATTTTCACAGTGTTTTTCATGGTCTTTAGTGGCCTTTTTTGGTAGGCTCTTTTTGCTGTTGCGCAATCAGCAATGGGCCTTGTTTTGACCCTGTCAGGCGGCATGGGTTGAAAGCTACAGCATGGTGACACATGCTGTAGCGCCCATTTCCAAGGCATAAAAAAACCGCCTTGGCGGCGGTTGTGAGGGCGTTGGCTATAAAATTCCCAACGTACAAAAACGATACCTAAAAAAGCCTTATTTGCCAACCTTTTTCATTTTCTTTCTATGCGAC